AAAGAGTTTGCAGAAGACCGGTACCAGGGGCTGAGTTTTGACCAGTTAAATACACTGTATGACGCATCACATGACAGGCGGTCGATGGATTACGAAGAATACTTCGGAGACATGTACCTGTCAGAGGAACAGAAGGAACAGCGAGTAGATACAGCGGAGAAACTGGAAGACGTATTCAAGGTACTGCTTTCGCTTGTGTTCTACCTGTATACAGAAGAGTCGTATGCATACACTGATGCGATAGCAGAAGCACAGGATGCGTACAGGGATATCCTTGCAGGAGCTGCAGTAAGCGATTACTACAGAGAAGTGCATGTGCCAAACACGATTAACGGCGTGGTTAACACAATGCTTACAGATCCTGAAAATCCGTTCAACTTCTCGATAGACAGAGCAATTATGATTGCGGAGAACGAAGCAAATTCCATGTGGAACGATGCGGAGTTTGAGGAAGCATTGAGAGCCGGCAAGAAGAACAAGACATGGCACACAATCATAGACAAAACCACGAGAGACTGGCACAGAGAAATGAATGGCGTGACAAAACCAATCACTGAGCCGTTCGATGTTGATGGAGAGTTTATGATGTTTCCGCACGATGAGTCGCTTGGCGCATCTGGTGGAAATATCGTCAACTGTCGATGTTCCGCGACATATTCATAATATTCGATATTGAGGAATCGATAAGTCACTGGCTTGTCGGTTTCTTTTTATATGCCGTGAGCGGGCTAAACGCTCCGTCGGAGATGACGTAAAAGCACGAAAATGACCATGGCAGAGAAGCCATAAAAACACAAAACATATGCTCAGAGAAGAGTCTAAAACACAAGGAGAGAAATGGCAGAAGAAAACAAAAACCTCGAACAGATTGATGGGCAGAAGAATCAGAACGAAGAACAGAACGATGTTTCTGTCGAGTCCATGATGGCTGAGATCGCGAAGCTGAAAGCAGAGAATGCGAAGAACAAAACGGCTCTCGATAAAGCCCTGCACAACAACGGTGAGCTGACTAAGCAGCTCCGGGCAAAGATGACTGCTTCCGAGCAGGAAGAGGAAGCCAAACGCGAACGCGACGAAGCTATTCAGGCACATATTAAGGATCTTGAGGATTACAAGCGACGCAGCGAAGCCAGAGAGAGATATCTCACACTTGGTATGAACGCCGAACATGCCAGACAAGCTGCCGAAGCCGAAGTAGCCGGAGATATGGAAGAACTCGCAAAGATCCAGTCGCAGCATACCGCGTCGCTGCTCAAGGAAAAAGAAGCAGAATGGCTCAAATCCAGACCAGATGTTAACGCCGGTCACGGAGAGGGAGAGGGAGAAAAGGATCCATTTCTCGCAGGATTTAACAAGTCATAAACCACATTTCAGGAGGAATTCACAATGGCACTTGGATTCAATTATGCGGAAAAATATTCTCCGATTGTTGACGAGAGATTCAGCATCGCTCCGGTTACTTCCGGACTTACAAACAACGAATATGATTGGGTAGGCGTTTCTACCGTAGCGGTATACACGATCCCGACCGCAGCTATGAATAACTACAGCATGACCGGCACTTCCAGATATGGCACTCCGGCAGAGCTGCAGAACGACATTCAGGAAATGACCCTGACGCAGGACAGATCCTTTACCTTCACGATTGATCGCAAGAATCACGACGACACCATGATGGTCATGGAAGCAGGTCGTGCTCTTCGCAGACAGATCGATGAAGTAGTTATTCCGGAACTGGATACCTACAGGATCGCAGCACTTGTTTCCGGCGCACCGGTGGCAAATGTTGACGCAACTGCTGACGTTTCTGCTGCCAATGCATACGCCAGATTCCTTGGCGCACAGGAGAAACTGGATGACGCAAAGGTACCGCAGGGTGGACGTTTTGCAATCGTTACTCCGAAATTCCTGAACTACATCAAGCTCTCTGATAACTTCATCAAGAAGGGCGACATGGCTCAGGAGATCGCAATCACCGGCGTTGTCGGCGAAATTGATGGCGTTTACATCATCAAGGCTCCGACTTCTTACTTCCCGGCAAAGACTCACTGCATCCTGACCAACAACACGGTAATGCCGTCACCGGTTAAGCTGCAGGACTACAAGATCCATCAGGATCCACCTGGAATCAACGGTTGGCTTGTTGAAGGTCGCATCCGCTACGACGCGTTCATTCTCAACAACAAGGCTAATGCTATCGCTGTTGTCAAGGACGCTACTACCTGATAGGGGGTATATAACGTGATCACCTTACAGAGAGACGGAGTTACTATGGAAGTCTGTAGTGAGCTGCAGGCTTCCGTGTTCGAAAAAAACGGATACACGAGAGTGGAAGCGGAAGAAGTAGTCAACGAACCGCAGGTCAGCGAAGAGCCGAAGAGACGGAGACGCAGAACCAAAGCGGAGACTGCTGAAGAAGCATAAGCGAGGTAATGAGATGGAGACAGAAATTTTGGCGGCAGTCCAGACATATCTTAAATATACCGGCGAGACTGTAGATTCAGACTTTCTGTCTCTTCTTGTTCAGTCGGTAATCGAGTCATACAAGCAGCAGAGACGGTATCCTGCCGGCACAGGAGAAGAAGTAATCGCCGCAGATGTGGAGAGATACTTCAGCAACAAAAAGTCGGTAGTAGCCACACAGGTAATTCCGGCTATTCTTGGCAAGGTCGGTGCCGAAGGACAGTCTGCTCTGATTGACAACCAGGTATCGAGATATTGGGCTAACGAAGCATTTCCGGTATATCTGCCGGATGTTGTTCCGTACTGCGAAGTTGTCTGATGGGGGTGGCGTAAATGCGTGATCTTATCAGAAATAATCGTAAGATGTGGTACGCCACTTTTCAGGAAGCCACCAAGGAAGTGGATGAGTACGGCGATTATACTGGCAACGAAGTTCCTGCGCTTGTCAAACCGGTTGAATTCCATGCAAACCTGTCCGCTACGAGAGGTACGCAGGGATTCACTGGAACCGGTGCGTCGGTGGACTACTTTGGCGCAAACGTCGAATATGCTCTGATTATAAGCACAGCACAGATGGATCTTCCGATAGATGAGCATTCATACGTCTGGACAGAACAGCCAGTGCTTGACGGAGAAGGATATGCAGATCCTGAGACAGCCCAATATGCAGTTACTGCCGTAGCGAGAGGTCTGTATCACATGAAGTACGCCATAAAGCGTATGTCAGGCAGGTGATGCTATGGCGACTCGCATCAGCGGCACACTGTCCGTGTCAAGCATCAAAAAGATGCAACGTCAGCTCAAAGATTACAAGAGAAGACTAATTGAAAAATGCAGTCTTTTCACGGAGCGGCTTGCGGCTGCGGGGATCCTTGTTGGACAGCAGAATCTTGGCGAGTATGATAAATACGTCATGTTTTCAATGGAAACAGACCCGCAGCGATACGGAGCAAAAACGGTACTGTATGCCACGAATACTGGACTCATCCATTCACAGTGGATGACGAAAAGTGGCGTCAAGGAAGCAGATGTCTCGCCTATCCTGATGGCAGAGTTCGGCTCAGGCTTGCGAGCCAATAACGCTCGTGCGGGAGAGTTCGGCATGGGGACAGGCACTTTCCCAGGACAGACGCACGCAGAGGATCCGGAAGGATGGTGGTACCAGACAGTTGATGGTGTGTGGCATCACTCTTATGGTGTTTCTCCTACAATGCCGATGTTCAAAGCCCAGATGGAGATTTACGACCAGATAGAGACTGTAGCAAGAGAGGTGTTTGGAAATGATTGACGTATGGAACAGAGTCATGACGAATCTCGTCACGGCGGGCGGCGATACAATTAAAAAGGTCACAAACACCACGAGCTACATGCCGGCGCAGTTCCCCGCAATAGCAGTTGAGCAGATTGACAATGCAGATGCGGCACGCGACTTGGAAAACTCAGAAAACGGCGTAAACTCTATCATCCAGATACAGTCATTCTCCAATAAGAGTATGACCGAATCTAGGAAAGTGATGGAAATTGCTTGCGACGCAATGCGTGATATGGGCTATGTAAGGACGTTTGGCGCAGAACCGATACTCAATATGTCAGACACAAAGATTTACCGATTATCAGCAAGATTCCGCAGATTTGTCGGAACCGTTGACGACATTCCGAAGTTTGAGTCAACATAATCTCAGTAAAATGGGCGCAAGTCCCTTTTGTTAAATAGAATCATAAAATCATAGAGAGCCGTCGAGCACCTGATTGCACCCGAAGGAGGCTTTTTATGGCTGGAACAGCAAAGGCTTATTCAACAATTAACACAGTTCTTAAGGCGGGCTCAGCGGCAGGATCGCTCACACAGCTTTGCAAAATCAAATCCTATCCTGATCTCGGCGCGGCTCCGGACAACCTGGAAACGACCGACCTTGAGGACGATCAGCAGACATTCGTGCCTGGCGTAAAATCCATGGATAGCATGGAGTTCACCGCAAACTTCACACCGGAAGCATATGCGGCTGTTAAGGCTAATGCCAACACTGAGCAGTATTATGCTCTTGAGATGGGCGATGGCGGCGCACAGGGCAGCTTCACATGGACTGGTCAGCATGACGTATACGTCAACGGCGGCGACGTCAACGCAGTCCGCGAGATGACCATCACTGTCACCCCGTCCAGTGCGATCACGTTTACCGCAGCATCCTGAGTCTGATCGTAACTAACAACCAAACAATTTTTATAAAGGGAGCGTGTTGATTATGATATGCTCCCTTTTTTATTACCAGATTCCCACGAAAGAGAGGAACAGTTTATGAGTTCTGTGAACATTAATGGTAAGACTTACGACGTACCGAAACTTGACTTCGATACAGTCTGTCAGCTTGAGGAAAATGGCATTTCTCTTCTGGCTATGAATGACCGAAATCCGAAGATTGCTACAATGCTGAGAGCGTTTGCGGCGTGGATTATCGGCTGCACGCCACAGGAAGCGAGTGCTGAGATTCAGGCGCATCTGGAAGCCGGCGGTAATATTACCGACCTTCTTACGGCTATTACGACCGCGCTCAATGATTCGGGTTTTTCGAAAGGGAACCGCCAGAATCAGAACGTACGCGAGTTCCCGGATCATCAGAAGAAGAAACCGAACAAAAACAGAAACCACAACGGGAATACCGCAGTCTCACAGAAATCATAAACCATGTGTGGGTACCGATCGGCGTGCGGTATGGAATTCCGATGCATGAGTTTTATTCGCTAAATCCAAAGCTCGTCCTGAGATATCAGCCGTTTATGAAATTACGGATGGAGAAACTGCAAGAGGATACCCACTTTGATGGATGGGTTTTCGGGCAATATATCGCGGCTTCAATAGGCGCAAACTTCAGCAAGAAGACAAAGTATCCGCGGCAACCGTACTACATGATGCAGATGGAAGAAGATGATGAAGAAGAAGCCTATGTATTGGATGATGTAGAACGGTTTAAGATTTTTGCGATGACGTTCAATGCAGAACACAAAAATTTAAAGCCGGCGGTAATAGATGGCGAAGCAAGGGAAGTCAATTCGGACGTCGATTCAAATAACACTGAGAGCCAATGAGCACCATTACTTCACAGATAGGTGGTGCGTACCATGGGCATGGAAATAGACAGCTTAGAAATAGCTATACAGGCGCAAGCAAAGGCTGCCGCAAGCGAAGTCGATAGTCTCTATCAAAAACTAGGGAATGTGGCTACTGCCCTTAATCGCACATCGACAGCATATAGGTCGGCGGCAAAAGAAGCAGGAAGACTGGCTGCGGCATTCAAAGCGGTAGCAGCAATCAGAATTCCTGATTTCGGATCGCTTATCACACAACTCACTGCGTTAAGCAGAATCAATCTCAACAATCTCACCAAGAAGATTGATATCGATATCGCTGTAAACGCTCCAAAGAGCGCATCTCAGATTCAGTGGGCACTTGAGAAAGCCACAGACGATGCAAAAGTCGACTCTGACAAGATAGCGAAACAGCTTATAGACACATACAAGCTGACAGGTCAGGCAAAAACGGCAATGAAAGAAGCCGTTAATGCAATGACGGCAGAGTTCGCTAGTGGCTTTGATGGGGATAGGTTTAAGAACGCGGCTGATGTTATTGAGAATTCTTTTGGCGCAATTGCGGACATTATTCGAAAAGACGGCAGCGTTATTTCTCAGCAGGTTGGAGACGAGGAACGGATACTAGAAGCCTTTGCCGGTACCACATCGTTCGTCACGGATCGAGTGGCAGAGGGCATGGACAAAATACGATCCAAAATCTCTGACATAAAGGATGTGCGTGTTGCAGATGCTGCGGAAGGTCTTATCCAGGGGTCTGTGCTTGACTCTATTGATAAGTCGATGACCGGAATTCGTAACGGCTTTGAAAATGCGATGAAGATCGCATCTCACGAGCTTAATCTGGATGTAGAGGTCAACCAAGATAAGATTGTCCGTGATATCAGGAACGCGATATACAAGGCTTCTAAAGCCGAGTATGCACCTGTAGAAGTTAATCTTAAGGTTAATAAGCAGAGCATTACAGATAGCGTATCCAAGGAGCTGCAGAGTGTAAACGCCGGCAAACTTCCGGCAATCTCCGAAGCGTATGAGAGACTGTTCCAGTCTTTGATGAATGTACATACGGCTCTCAATAACAGCAATTCCATCAATAATGTAGTTAATGCTCTTACAAGGCTGACAAGCGTAGACCTTAAGAAGTTTGATGCGGAGCGGTTTGCCGAAATAGTAAATACGGTTTCAAGCCTGTCGAGCATGGGAGATGTGGCTTCCCCCATCGCAAAAATGGTTTCCGCTCTGGTTAGACTCGCAAATGTTGGCGATGTTATAAGCACTACATCACAGGCTATTCCAGAGCTTGGAAACAGGCTCAGAGAAGCCTTTGACAACATATCCGGAGCAAATATCGACGCGACTACAGAACGCGTTTTAAACGCCTTTGCGCGGCTTGCAACGAGTGGTGAGAAAGTTGCAGTGGCGGCGGCGAATCTTCCAACGGTGGCAGCTACGATCAGTGTTTTCTTTGATCAGATGGCGCAGGTGCCAGATATAAGTAACACTACTCTTCGCATGGTAGAAGCGTTCGCGGCACTTGCCACTACGGGACGCAGAATCGGAAGCATTGGCGATCAGGTGTCCAAGTCGTTAAGTGTTGTCAACGATACCGGGAATCAAACGGTTAAGACATTCCAGAACGTAAGCACGCATTCAAATAAAGTGCTTGAAGTGTTTAAAAAACTAACTAGTGCCTGCGGAAATTTGGTAAAGGGGATGGGATCCGGCACATCCAACCTTCTCTCCAATTTTAAGTCAATCGGAAATGGGAGCAGCCATATTCAAAAGGCAACACTAAGCCTTAAAAATATGCTCCAGGTAGCACTTGGGTTTTACGGTATTCGTACCGTAGTTAATTGGATCAAGAGCGCAGTAAAGTATTCTTCCGACTTAACGGAGACTCAGAACGTAGTTGAAAATTCATTTGGCAAAGGAACGGAAGCAATAGAAAAATTTGCCGAGACGTCAAGAGAAAAACTTGGTATGTCGGAGCTGACGTTCAAGCAGATAGCAAGTAGATATCAGGCAATGGGAAATGCCATGGGTATCACTACCGGTCAGATCGCAAAGGCAAATGCAAACCTGACCGGTAAGATGACGGATGACTACGCGCAGGTTGGAGATGGCATGGGTAACATGTCAGCAAGACTAACAATGCTTGCGGCTGACATGGCATCCTTCTACAACGTAGAGCAGAGTACGGTTGCTGAAGCACTGAATGCAGTCTATACCGGACAGACAAGACCGCTAAGAAAGTACGGTCTCGATCTTACACAGGCTACACTTCAGGAATGGGCTAATAAGCAAGGCATTGATGCGAAGATTTCTTCAATGTCACAGGCAGAGAAGACGCTACTTAGATATCAGTACGTCATGGCTCAGACTAATATAGTACAGGGCGACTTCTCTAGGACGTCACAGACTTGGGCGAATCAGGTAAGGATCCTTAAACAAAACTTCCAGGCACTTGGTGGTGTAATCGGCGGTACACTCATCAATGCATTCAAGCCATTTGTTTCGTGGCTGAATAAAGCTATGGGTTCGGTGATATCATTTGCTGAAACCGTTGGCAACGCGCTTGGAAAAATCTTCGGGTGGCAGATTTTCCATACTCCGGCGTCTAATGCAGCAGATGCGTATGATACGCTCTCTGAAGGATTAGATAACGCAGGAACTTCCGGAAATGATGCGGCTGACGGCATTGGAAATGCAACCAAGGCGGCAGAAGAATACAAGAATACCGTACTCGGATTCGACGAGCTGAATAAACTGAATGATCCTACTAAGTCTTCTGGCGGTTCTGGTGGCTCAGGCGGCTCCGGTGGTGGAGCAGGCGGTGGCGCAGGTGTTGGAGACGGCACTGGTGCTGACTTCCAGATTGTTAAGACGAAGAGTTGGCTTGAGGATTATAAGAGCGATATAAACACTCTGTTCGAGCTTGGGAGTTATATCAGTGATACGCTCACCAAGGCAATGGAGAGTATCAAGTGGAATCAAATCTACGAAAAGGCAAGAAAATTCGGAACAGGACTTGCGTCTTTCCTGAATGGGCTTATTAAACCAGAACTTTTCAGTGCCCTTGGCGGTACGATTGCAGGAGCGATTAATACTGCGCTTAACGCAGGAGACGCTTTCCTTAACAGGTTCAACTTTGACAATCTTGGGCGTTCACTCGCTGCGGGCGTCAACAGGTTCTTCAAGGATTTCAACTTCGGACTTGCGGCAAGCGTTTTCTATAAATCCATCAACGGACTTGCGGACACGATCATTGCAGCCGGACAGGATATCGAATGGGGGAACATCGGCACTAGAGTATCGACATTCGTTAGATTGGCTCTCGGCGGCATCGAATGGGAGAAGAAGGTATATGTAGCCGCAGACACCTTTGGCACAGGACTGGCAACATTCCTGAACGGAACGATTAATGAGAGGACATTCTCAGAAGTTGGTGGAGCTATCGCAGGCGCATTAAATACTGCACTGCACTTCCTCAATAACTTTGGAGACACATTTGACTTTGAAGAGTTTGGGGATTCGATTGCTTCTGCCATTAACAGGTTCTTCATTGATTGGGATGCTGACCTTACGGCAGACACCTTTAACAAACTGGCACTTGGCGCATTAGAATCCATTGGCAACGCTATTGGTGGCGTAAACTGGACAAGAGTTGGCTCTAAGATTGCCGGAATGTTGGCAAACATCGAATGGGATAAATTGCTTACGCAGGTCGGCAGTACGATCATGAAAGCAGTAAACGCCGCACTTGATTTAGCGGTGGGGCTGTTCGATGGCACTCCGGTGTCAAATGCAGTCGAAGGGTTGAAGACAACTATTAATGACATTGCCGGCAAGATAGATTTTGAGTCGTTGAAATCTGGCTTGAAAGGAATCCTCGACGTTGGGCTGCAGTTTGGTGCAGGGTTCATGCAAGGATTCACGGGAGCCATGGGCGTCTTAGCTGATATCGGTGTTGGAGTGCTGACAGGCATAGGTGTGGCTCTTAACCTGATAGCAATGGGATTGAATGCCATCGATCCCGAATGGGCAGAACATCTCGGAACGGCATTAGGCGTTGTGGCTGCAGCAATTGTAACCATTAAGGGAGCCGAAAAGGCGGCAGGCGTAATTACTAGCATCAAAACAGCGTTGTTCGGTGCAGGAGAAGCAGCGACGGTAGCTGCAACAGGTGCCACAGCTACAACAACGGCAGTCGCAGGCGTAGGATCTGTAGCGTCGGGAACGTCAATGACGCTTGGCGGTCTTGTCAAGTCTGTAATGACAAGCGGTGGAGCTCTTATGGGTACACTGTATGCCGGCGCGGTCAAAGTTGGCGAATCCATGCAGGTCGCAGGAGAAAAAACGCAAGGGTATAACGGCGAACTTACAGAAATGGGCGGCGTTATCGAATCGCTTGCTAATAGCGAATATTTCCTGTCAATTTCCGGAGAACTTACTACCCTTAACAACGAATTAGAAAACAATAATGCCACGGTAGACGAAGCTGCTAAAGCGTTTGCGGAATTCTTTGCGGGAAAGGGTGTAGATCCAAAGGTATTACAGACCGCACTTGGCAGCGTTGCGGGTTCAATGAACTTGACTGGCGAGCAGACACAACTGCTTGACCTTATCATGCAGAACTTTAATACGACGACAGGCACAACAACTGGACAGGTTGATGGTTGGACTACCTCGATTAAAGACGCAGATAAAGCCGCAAAGAATGTTACTGGAATTGGCGATGTAGCTGACGAGTTTGATTCGACAGGCAAAAAGGCTGAGAGTGCTGACGAAAAGACAGGATTATTGTGGTCTGGCATCGGAACATTCGCTGCGGGTGCTCTTGGGCAGTCACTGCTGATGGCAGTCCTTGGTGGAGCGTTCACAACAATGGGCACAAAAGCTGAAGATGCACAGACACCTATTGACAACTTGAAGACGGGAGTGACCAACTTCGTCAAGAAAATCGGAACAGAAGCCACAACTGCAAAGACGAATTCGGAAACACTTGGTACCAACGTGGTGCAGGGTGCTATTAATTCGATGAAGAAGCAGGAGCAGGGTTGGCTGAATGTGCTGAATAAGACGATGGTTACGGATCCTCAGTTAGAAATTGTCAAAGGATGGGATGAGCATAGCCCGTCTAAGGTTTCTTATGGCTATGGCGAGAACATCATCTACGGAATTCGGAACGCATTAACTGAGAAGGGAAATCTTCTTGTATCTGAGTTAAGTACGATTATCGCCAACATGCAGGCACAAATCACTGGTAAGTTTGGAGCATTCAAACAGGCAGGTACTAATCTGGCACAGAACTTCAAGACAGGTTTTGCTTCAGTGCGTTTTAACGATTTAACAAACGCAATCTGGAAGTCGATTAGCTTTACGACATTGAACAGCAACATGAAGACCGCCGGACAGAATGCGATGAATAAGTTTGCGAGCGGTATGTATAGCACATACGTCAAGACACCGCATCTTAACTTCACAACGGCTGTATACGGCACAGGGACTAACAGAACAATGTCCTGGAACTCTTCGCTGTCGTGGTATGAAAACGGCGGCTTCCCCAATGTGGGCGATCTCTTCGTCGCGAACGAGAAAAAACCTGAGTTGGTTGGTCATATCGGAAATAGACCGGCTGTTGTCAACGAAGGACAGATAATTGAAGCAGTTTCGACCGGCGTTGCAAGGGCGGTATCCGTTGTCCTTTCCAACAACAATAATAATGGTGGTGGAAATACGCCGGTAATTGAAGTAACAGTCAAGGCTGATTCTGAGACACTGTACAGAGCGGTTAAGAAGGGCGAGAAAAAGGCTTCCGGACGCTACGGTACAGCAGTCGCGATAGGGTGATAGATATGGCTGTAAAAAAGACACTTATCAAAATAAATGGACAGTATATTCCGAATCCCTCATCCTTGCAATGGGGGATTCAAACTGTCTCAGACAGTAATGCAGGTCGCGACATGAATGGCGAGATGCATGTCAATCTCGTTACGCGGAAAAGAAAACTGGAATTAACCTGGAACGCGGTGGATTTTCAAACCGCATCAGAAGTCCTTCAGGCGGTAAATGCAGAAACATTTACCGTCGAATATCTTGATGCGCTTACCAACCGTACGGAAAAGAAAAAATTTTACGTCGGTGATCGCACTGCTCCAGTATATTCATACGCCGTTGGGCATAGGTGGTACAGCAATATCACGTTCAATTTGATTGAGGTTTAAGTATGCTTGGGTTTTCGCAGAGTTTTCAAGACGGCACATCCAGAGTAACAAGAGCCTGGATAAATCT